GCATAAGATGTAGAACTTTGTAATGCAGTATTAAAACTAGTTACATAATCTGAATATCTTTTTTTATTATAATCCATAAATGCTGCACCCATTAATGGAACACCCAAAGTTGCCATAGCTCCTGTTGCAATCATTTGTAATCTTTTTTGTGATTCAAACATTTGTTTAGAAATAGGTATTTGACCCATAATAGTTGATTCACCACTACCCATAGAAGCACCCATTACAGATCCAGTTCCTGATATAATTTGATTATTTACAACATTTTGAAAACTTCCTGTTTCAGGATTGTATGTTCCCATACCAGCTTCTGCCATTCTTTTTTTAGCTGATTCAGATGCAGCTTTTCCATACATTTGAGGGTTAGGTACATTTGATGCAACATATCCCATTTGTGGGCCACCAATACCTCCTACTGCTGTTAAACCAATATCTTTTTTTACTTGTTTAGCAATTTGATTAGCTTGATTATTATTATTGTTATTACTTCCACCTCCTCCTCCACCAGAAGATGAACTTGTACTTGTTTTACTGCCCATTATTTTTGTTTTCCTTCTTGATAAAATCCTCTACCACCAGCTCTTGAGAATAATGATCGCATACCAACCATACCTTTTGCTTTTCTTTTTTTTAATTTTTTATCTTTTTTTTCTAATTCTTCTTGTTCTAATAATTCTTCTTTTCTTCTATTTTCAATATCTTCTCTAATTGCTTTATCCGCAGCAGTTTCTTCATACTTTGGTTTTTTAAATGCACCCATAATTATAGTTCTATTTCACACATTCCATTCTTTTTCAACGCACAATATAGCTGATTAGGTGTAAATATCCAAAATCTAGACCAACCAATCATTCTTTGTACATAACTAACGCAACTATGTTCTTTTATCCAAGATCCCATAATTGTTGGAAAACTAGGAATAGTGTCTTGCACAGGAACTTTAAGTATGTGTCCATTCTTCATTTGTATTAATCTAAATATTTTATCTACTTCTTGTTCATTAAGTATTTCTATATTTAATTTACCAAACAAAAACTCTGCTATTAACCATATTTTTTTTTCAGGATCATATCCCATTACTCCACAATGTTTAAAACCTTTTTTAAAAAATTTAGTATGCCTATGATAATCTCTATTTTCGTAGAAATATACTAACCATTCATTCTGTTTTGCCATACACTTCTTCTTTTTTTATTACCAAATATATTCCAACCTCTAGTCTTAACTACTGTTGGATTTTTAGCTTTACCAGATATTAATTGTTTACCTTCACCAGCTCCTAATAATAAATATTGTAATGCGTCATGAACATGAGAATATCTATTCTTCATTGGCTTTTCATCATACCTATCACCTGAAGTCTGCATTCTTCTGTAGAAATAACCACCATTAAATCCTTTTTTAAGATTAATACATCTATGATCTACTAAGAAACCAGCAGATCCTTCTACTAATCTAGCTAATGAAGTTTCAACAGCTTCTATTCTAAGAGCTACATCATTACTATGAGTAGGTTTACCCATTATGCCATTTTGTCGCAGTATTTGAAATGGTGTAGTTTCATCTGTTTGAGCTCTAAAATCTCCAGCTGGATCACCAAATACTTCTATATCTAAGTTTCTATAATTTTTTGCAAATTCATATTTTAATAATTCACTAAATCTTGCAATACCCATATCAAAACAAACTAACTCCTGAAGTATTATCCATCTACCATTAGGTAGCTTTTGACCGAACACTGCAGCTGGTGTTAGTCCAAAGTCAATACCAACAAAAACTGTTGTTTGAGCCGGCTCTAGATCTTCTTTTGATAAATGTATTTCCATATTCCAGTTAGGATATACTGGTTTACCTTCTTCTAAAGATCCTAGTTTATTCATTACATAAACATCAATCCACCCTTTCATCTTACCTTTGATAATATTGTTATAATAATCTTGTGTAAGATTGTTTTGATTTTCACATTTACTATTTCTTTTATATCCTTTGAGTGTACCATCTTTATTTTTATCTTCTAATAAAGCAGATGGCTGCGTATAAAAATTCCAGTTCTCAGGCTTCACTAACATTAAAGCTTCATCTCTTGAAAGATGATCTGGTACTGGTACATCACCAGCCATAATAGGCCACCAATGATCTTCTTCTGGTGCGTTTGTATCTGCAATAACTCCATACCAAGAAGCACCACCATCACGCATACTAGGATATCTACCTACCCTCATAGTACAAGCGTCAATAATGCTCTTAGGAAGCTCTCTGGCTTCGTTTACCCATACACCTGTTAGTTCTAATGATAAAAGCTTTTTAACGTCCTCAGGCCTATCTAAAGCTAAGAATATGACCTCTAATTCTAGTTCACCTACATTTATTCTATGCGTATAAGGTACTGACCATGAAAATACACCCCATTCATTCTCAGGAAACCAATCTAACCATGTCTTGATAGTAGTTGTTTTAAGTTGCGGATTAGTATTCCGAATAACTGCCCATCTACTTTTTCTTTTTCCTTGAGCATTTTTCTCTTGTTGGAGAGCTCGTCTAAGTACTTCAATAGCGCAAGCAACAGACTTGCCACTTCCTACTGGCCCTCGTAAACCTCTAAAAAATTCATTGCCCTTTAGAAAGTTCTTTAAGGTATTGCCATCTGGTTTGTAACTTAGCTGTGCCATTTATACCAGATTCTTGTCTATCGCTTCTCTTAGCAATTTTTCTCTGACTTTTGGGCCAAGGCTTTCTATCAATTTGTCGCACTCCCTGTCCGTTACTGAAGCTTCTGGAAGGAATTTTAGATGTACCTTTCTTACGATCTGCCTTAGCTTCCGTCTTTCTGCTAGAGAAATGTTGAACAGCTGCCTGTTCTCCAGATTCGTTACGTCGTCTGTTTTGTCTATACTCATACAAAAACTCCTTAAATAAATCCCAATCAAGATATACCATTGGGTTAGAAAAGTCTTTCTTTAATACTAAAAGATCAGCAGATCCTTTCCATTTATCTAATTGGGCGAAGCCCTCGCCATTTTTTCTAGCTTTGACTTCAATATTAGTTCCCTGAAATAGGTCAGATACTTGAACATCATGAGGGAACGCAGCAATAGCACCAGATAAAGGTTGTCGCCTGGCATTAAACCCTTCAGCTTGAAAGAGTTTTACTATTTCGTTCTCTACTCTAGTACCCTTTCTTTTTGCTTTGCTTGACAACTTTCATTCCTTTTTTCTTTGCTGTTTCTTTTGCTTTTTTCTTTCCAGCAGCAGTATATGGAAATTTCATTTTACCAACTTTAGGCATTTTCGACCTCACTTTCTTTATTAACTTTAGACTTTAAAACTTGACTACGCAATACTATTCTATCTTCATAAGCTTTATCTAGCTTATTTATTAATACATTATTTATTTCTTTAATATCTTTTACTTCTTCTTGAAGTATTCTTACAGTAGTCGTTAAATCATCAATAGTCATAGTTTTCATTCCTCGTTGTTATAAAATTTTTTTAGGTAAACTACAACTATATTAGAAATAAAATATTATTTCAATTCACTTACTAACAATTCCACGCCCTAAGTGATTTATTTATTCTAGAATCAGGATCTCTTGCTGTTTTTGCAGAAGTCAGTTTCTTTTTCATACCTTTCATTCTTGCACAGAATGATTTTCTTCTCTTATTGCCCTTTTTCTTGGAAGGGGCTTTAAGATTGCCACCAGTAGCTCTATTATAACTAGCTCTACCTTTGGCATTTAATCCACCTTTTGGATTCTTTCCTTCTTTTCTTTGCCATGCTGGAGTTGCCATTAAAAACTCCTAAACTTTTTTACTTTAGCTGCTATACTTTTAGGCTGCTTAGACACTTGTTTGCCTTTTTTCTTTGTTTTTCTTTTAGCAGCAGTAGTTCTAGCATATTCACTAGGAGATAAAGCTTTAATAGCAGCACTTGGCAAATATCTTTCCCCTGTTTCAGAAGATTTTTTACCAGATTTGGTACGCCATTTCTGTTTACCCCATGCTTTTAGCGATTGTTGTGACCTTGCTAAAGCCATTATCTATATCCACCACCAGCAGCTTTATATCTTTTGGCTAATAGCTGTGCTTTTCTAGCAGACCATTGTCCAGCAGCAGTACCTTGTACAGCAGATGACTTAATGGACTGAAACAGTCTTTTTCTAAGAGTAGGCTTAGTATAGTTACCAGCCTTATTTACTGTACTTTTTTTCTTCATAATTTTTATTGCCTTGCAAGGCGTGAGAGAAACCCTCTCTTGGTTTATCGTCTAAAGACATTTTACCTTAAATCTTAGAAATATTTTTGTCTACGCACATATGTTTACTTTTTTTAACTCTGTTGTGTGTATGACATCTTTACCACTAACCACTTGTTAGTTTTTAACCCCCACCCTCTCGTTCTAGCTAAGATCGATACTAACCTTTATATCTCCGACTACTTGGTGATTAACTCTATCTGGTGTACGTAACCCAACTCTATCTAGTATATCCTTACTTGCTTCTAGTTGTACGTACTCTGATTTAGCATTGTTACTAAGTTGTACTAACTTATTACTTGCGGTGACAGCACCTAGACCTATCGTTCTTGACACACATTCCATCATGTATCTCTGTACTTTTGGAAGTCGTAATGTACGAGAAGCACTTACCCTAGCTGATTCTCTACTGACTTTTGTTGAATATCCAGCCTTTTCTGCTGCTTCAACTATACTACAACCTGTTGATACGATGGTATCGACAAGAGCCTTCTGTTTATCTGTTAATTCCGTATTATCCGTCATACTCGCTATCGTTGGATAATTGTAATCATTGATAAAATCATGTCAAGCATAATCAACACAGTGTGACAATATGGAGCTAATCCAGCTCTCGCTAAAGTGCAGCCAAGGTCTGCACCCTAAAGGGCTTCGATCTGGGCTAAAGAAAATAAAAGAATAAAAATAAAGAATTAAGAATAAGAATATAATAAATAATAATAAAGATAAGGAGGATATATATCTAATGTCTATAAACATGATAATGGTTAAGATAAACTAGTCAACCCACAAGGGGTGCAGCATAGCTGCCTTTACCCCCCCATATTCGTAAGATTTGGGGAAAGGGATAAAGTGACAAGTATATCTAAACCACTAACTGTACTTACAAGACAGTGAGAAAAGCTCACTAATTAACTTAAAATGAAAGTAATAAAATGAATAAATTAAATGATAAATTATTAAATGACTTAATAGAAACTAATCTTAATGCACTAAGAATGATGTATGATACTCATATCCATACAGAGTTCAAAGATACTGACGCAGAGGGTAATGAGGTAAATAACTCATTGCAATCATTTGTTTATCAAATGAATGGCATTATCCCAAGTTTATATAACCAAGTATCATATGCTGACAAAATGCTCAGTTATGCAGAAAATGGTTTAAAATGGGAAAAAGACAAAATGGGTGCTAGTTCAAGAATATCAAATCTTGATATGTATGCTAGATCTCAAGAGATTGCACATACTAAACTTCATGCATTAGAAAAACAATTCAATGCGAGGGAGCATAACTTCAATCATGCTTATGCAAGAATGGTTGCTTATACTAAGTATTTCAAAGAAATAACTGGTGATGAATATGTCCCTTATGCATCTAAAGCAACAAAGTATATGCCTAGTGAACAAAGACAAAACAAAGTAAATACAATTAAAACTGAACAAAAACAAAAACTAAAAGAGTTTTATAATTCTACTATGGGTAAATTAGAAAAACCTTTAGACAATGAAGATGGTACTATATCTTCTGAGTTAATCCCAGCTTACGCATAGTTGGGATTTTATAAAAAAATTCGCGAGCCTACGGCTCGCGTTTCTATTGGTTAAGAATAACATACAAAAGCCACAATTCGGTGGTAATTCCAGGTGCACTGGACTGACTTAACCGAAAACAACGGAGAATAATATATGATAACTAAAGCATTTAAATCAGGTATATGGGTAGGTAGCTCATTACTGAACAGTAAACTATACAAAGCTGCTAAGCGTAAAGGTGTATGGTATTACCGATTATTTATATCAGAAGATTTCGCTAAAACTATGGGCGATATCTATGATATGAATGTTCTTGAAAGAAAACTAAAAGGTCTATCGAGATTAAAGAAAAGAGTATTTAATGTAGATGATAATGGCAATATATGGGATCCAGCTACTGGTGAAATATTTGGCAATGTAAATACATTAAAAGAAACACCAGCTACTCCTAAGACAGAGCCGAAAGCTGACTTTGACTTTGAACATACAGCTTCAGAACTCATAAGAAAACATTATGGAGAAGAAGATGTAAACGCTATTGCTGGTGCTGTTAATCAAGAACTCATGGATAAACATAATTATGTAACTTCTATGGAAGAAGATGAACAAATTATTGACATGATTAATGAATATACAGCAAATCAAAGATAATGGGTATCTTAGACATAACCATATTACTAATAGTAGGTATTACTATGGTATACATACAAGCGAGGAAATAATGAGTAAAATAGGTAATTGGGTATTAGAAATGACCGAAGCTGCAGCTGAACTTACTAGAGAACAATTTATCAAAAAGTATGGTGAAGCTAATGCAGATGTATGGGATAATAATAAAAAAGAAGAATTAGAACATGAACTAATACCAAGTATACATGACGTTCGACATGAACTAAATAAAAAGGAGGACAGATGAGTGAACATGAACAAACAATGAAAATACTAAATGATAAAATGGTTGATATGCAAAACTCTTTTATTACGACTATAGGTAAACAAGTAATAAAAAACATGAGTGATATCAACAAATTAAATGATCGTATTTTAAAACTTGAAAGTGAAAATCAAGAATTAAAAACCGAAATAGAAAAAGAATTTGGAGGAACAACAAATGAGTGAACAATTATTACCAGCATGGCTGCCTGATTTTAATACTAAAAAGATTGATAAAAAAGAAGCAGCTGAAATAATGTATAAAAGTTTAGTTAAACATTGCAAAGCATATGGAATGAAACCTGATATTGAAGTATCAAAACCTCAATCATATCCAAATAAATTTACACATACCAAAGATGAAATGGCTGGTAGTAATACAAATAACATACAAGTTATTTGGGAATCAGGCCCATTTGATTGGGGTGTTGCCTATTCATTAGGTAGTCACCCACAATCATACAACTTTGGTAAAAACATACAGGATTGGTACTTAGAAACCCACTGGGGTTTTGATGTTATATTCTGTGATGTATAAGAACACTTACTAATAGATTCAAGTCGACAGTTAAAACATATTAGTAAGTTAGTGTACCTAACAACCCGAGAGGTGTTATAATATAGTAATATATTAAATTACCTAGTGAAGAAGCAAGATAAGTGATCGTGGGCTTGTTTGAAGGTACACATTAGTGGTTACTTGGTACAGTTTAGAAGTATACGCCAAAGTGCCACACAAAAAGAACATTCTACTGAACTAGTAATCTGAGATAACGTTATGGGATCGTAAGCGCATGAACTATTACTCAGAGGTATTATACTGCCTACAAAGAAAGTATATAGTAGAATTAGGGAGGCTAGTCAGCTTAGCTCACGCCTCCCCCAATGGTTAGAACACAGTTTTTCCTCCTGAATGTTTTACTGTGTTCTTATGGGAGTAGCTGCGAAACGCTGGGATTAATTCCTATATATATTAGTAGCTCTACTCCCAATTAAAAAACACCCTGAGGATACGTCAGTTAGCTGTAATTTAAAATCTGACACGAGGGTTATGGGGAATATATAATAAGCGTTAGAGCTTAACGTATTCCCCAGCGTAACTTGACAAACCGAATAATATTCAGATATTAAAACCTATGTCTAATAAACAATTAGGAATATTTTTTGATAGTGTAATACCTCAGTTCGTAGAACAGAGAAAAAAACTAGGATTATCACAATCAAGACTTGATGAAATGATTGGTTGTGCTAGAGGTTTAGTATCAAAATGGGAAGTCGGTATAAGGAAACCGAGTGGATTTCTATTTTGTTGTTGGGCCAATGCACTTGAATGTACAATAAAATTAAAAGAAAAAAAAGATCAACAAAAAATAAAATCTTAGTCGGTACATACTTCGACACATTAACACCACAATCTAAAATTATATATAAAGAACAAAATCAACCGAAAAGCTGTAAATGCAAAGGTGTTGATTTAGTGTATGGCAATGGCACATATTGGTATTGTGCTAATTGTCATCTTAATGAATGGGGGAAGAAATGATAGATGAAAAAAATTATCCAAAAGTTTATGAAAAATCTTTTGTAGTTTATTCTTATGATAAAGATCTTAAAGTTGAAGATATAAATAAAATATTAAAAGAACATAATGTAACAACAAGAGAACTGAAAGATGATGAGGTAATATATCAGATATGAATAAAACAAGTCCAAGTTATTATAGTAATAACAAACCAGAACTAACTGAATTAATTAATGCATGGAAGCTTAATTGGTGTGAAGGTAATGCTGTAAAATATATTCGCAGACACCGATACAAAAATAAAGAACAAGATGTACTAAAAGCAATTTGGTATTTAACAAATATATTAGAAGGTGAATATGGGAATCAGTTTGCTGAAAGCATTAGAAGGGCAGTTCAAGAAGTTGAAAATAAAACTACCCTTAAAGCACTCAGACCACATAGATCGTAAAAGATCTATCAAAAACTTTGTTATGGTATTAGCTATACAATATCTAGAATCAGATATGTATAGATACTTTGCCAAACATTATACGAGCCAGCGTGTGGCTGACAATCGTAAAGTAAAACCAATAGAAGATTATATATGGAGGAGGTACAAACATGGGAAGTCAGACAGGGATTTGGCAAGAGATCAACGAAATGTATACAGACGACAACAAATTAGAGAGAGGAGCTCTGACTAGATGGGAAAAGGAAATGGAAAACTTACACCACCCAAAAGACCAACAGGCATTGGAGGTACTGATGCAGTGCGTCTTGCAAATGGCGAATGGAAAGACCTTTGGCTTGAGAAAACTGGAAAGATCGAAAGAGAAGATCTTTCAGGTGTATTGCCAGTTCAACTTGGAGTATTTACCGAGGAGTTCAACAGACGCTGGTATCAAGAAATTACTGGAGAAAGGGTTGTTAATATAAATAGTGTTTGGACACACCCTGAATATGATTATATTTATGGTAGTCTAGATGGTGTTGCAAAAGGCAAAGTCTTTGAAGCTAAACATACAAATGCATTTAGTAAAAAAGATAAATTAATTGAAAGATACTATGCCCAGGTGCAGCATTATATGATGGTCACAGGTTTTTCTAAAGCTGTGTTATCTGTACTTTATGGTAATCATAACTATGAAGTATATACAATAGAAAAGGATAAGCCTTTTCTACAAAAACTAGAAATAGCGTGTCACTTATTTTGGTTTCATGTAATGAATAATATTACACCACCAGAATACATTGACTTTGATCTAATGGGGAAAATAAAAAATGAACATGACATCGCGTTACACTTTGGAGAAGAAATATCCACTGACAGCTGGTTGGAAGGAAAGCTCAACTAGTAAAGAAGCAGCAAGAAAAATTGATTCACGATCAACTAACTTGCGAACAGAATGTTTAAATGTAGTAAAACGAAAAGGTAATTATGGAGCTACACCTGAAGAAGTAGCAGAAATATTATCAGAAAGTATACTATCAATTAGACCAAGATTTACTGAACTAAAATTACTAGAATATATTATTGATTCTGGTGATAGAAGAAAAAATAGTTTCGGTAGTAACACCAAAGTATGGAGGTACAATGACGAAAGATAATAGAAATGTATGGGATAGTTTAAAAGAAACTGATCCTAGATTTACCAAACGCATTAACAAAGGTTTTGGTGAAATAACTACTATTGATCCACAATGGCAGATTATGAAAGTAACAGAACAGTTTGGCCCAGTAGGTACTGGCTGGACATACCGAGTAGATTATAGCTATCATGGTATGGATAATAGTCAAACTGCTGTTGTAGCTGCAGAAGTATCTGTTGCAACAAACAAAAACAAAGAAGGCTTTTGGGATTTTTATGGGCCTATTTGTTCGCCACTTAAAATGTATAGAAAGACTG